GAATTTAAGAATAAAACACAAAATAGAATTTGCTTGTGATATTGATAAGTATGCAAAACAAACTTACTTAAAGAATTTCAAACCTAAATTTTATGCAGAAGATATAACTGCTTTGAAAATGAAAGATTTATCTTATGTAGATTTGTTAGTTTTTGGTTTTCCTTGTCAAGCGTTTTCAATGGCTGGAAAAAGGCAAGGATTTGATGATACTAGAGGTACATTGTTTTATGATGCTTTAAGATATTTAAAAGAACACAGACCAAGATATTTTATAGCAGAAAATGTCAAAGGACTATTGAGTCACGACAACGGAAAAACATTTCAAACTATTATAGATTGCTTAGCAAAGACTACTAACTATCAAATGTCTTTAATGCCTTTTGACAACTTAGACTATCATATCCATTATCAAGTATTGAACACAAAAGACTTTGGCATACCACAAAACCGAGAAAGAATATTTATAATAGGAATAAGAGATGATAAAGATAATAATTTTAACTTTCCAAAAGAGATACCATTAGAATTAAAATTAAAAGATATTCTACAAGACAATGTAAATAGTAAATATTATTTAAGTGATAAAATGGTAGCTGGTATATTTAAAAGTAATTTTAAAGAACGCAAACCTATGGATATAAATAAAATATCTAAGTGTTTAAAAATAGGTGGCGATGTACCTTGTTTTGAAGTTAAAAGTCATTCTTTATATCCAAGAAGTAGTAAAACAGGAAAAGGTGGAACAGGACATTTAAGTAAAAATGATGGAACATCTTATTGTTTAGATACAGGAAATAATCAAGCAATAGAAAAAAATAATAATCTAAGAAAATTAACACCAATAGAATGTGAAAGATTACAAGGTTTTCCTGATAACTTTACGGAAGGAGTTTCCGATACTCAAAGGTATAAGCAAATGGGAAACACTATAACTGTTAATGTAATTCAGGCAATAATAAAAAACTTAAAAACAAATTAGACTAATTTACATTATATAATAAGGATTGAATAATCAATCTTTTTCAATTATGGATAAAAGAATAAATAACGGAGGGGCTAGAAAAGGAGCAGGTCGCAAAGCTAAAGCAGAAGAGCAAAAGTTAATAGAGCATTTAACTCCTATGAATGGAATGGCTCTAGAGTCATTACAAAAGGGATTAGAAAGAAAAGAACAATGGGCAGTTAAATTATTCTTTGAGTATTTTTATGGCAAACCTCAACAGAGAGTTGATGTAACTACTAATGATGATAGTATTAATATGCCTTTAATAAACTTTGTAAAAACTGAATCTTAACGAAAAATACAATCCTTTATTTGAATCTGATGCTCGTTATTTTATAATAACAGGAGGTAGAGGTTCTGGAAAGTCATTTGCAGTTACTGTATTTTTGACATTACTTACAATGTCTAAAAACATTAGAGTCTTATTTACAAGATATACAATGGTCTCTGCTCACTTATCAATAATACCTGAATTTTTAGAAAAGATTAGTCTACTAGGATTTGAGAATATATTTAGCGTAAACAAAGCAGAGGTTCTAAACTTAGGTAATAAAAGCGATATACTATTTAGAGGTATAAAGACATCAGCAGGAAATCAAACTGCAAGTCTAAAGTCATTACAAGGAATAAGCTGTTGGGTATTAGATGAAGCAGAAGAATTAATAGACGAAGATATATTCGATACTATTGATTTAAGTATTAGAGAAAAAGATGTGCAAAATAGAATCATACTTATACTTAATCCTGTTACTAAAGAGCATTGGATATATAGAAGATTCTTTGAAAGCAAAGGCGTAGAAGCCGGTTTTAATGGCGTTAAAGACAATGTATGTTATATACATAGTACATACCTAGACAATAAAGATAATCTCTCTACGAGCTTCTTAGAGCGTATTAATACTATAAAGCATAATAACTTTAAGAAATATAATCACAAGATATTAGGAGGATGGCTAGACAAAGCTGAAGGGGTTGTATTTACTAATTGGAGTATAGGAGAATTTAATCCTGATGGATTGCAGACTTCTTGTGGAATGGACTTTGGATTCTCTGTTGATCCTGACTCACTAACAGAAGTAGCTATTGATAAAAAGAAAATGAAGATATATTTAAAAGAGCATATATATCAGAATGGATTAAAGTCTCACGAGTTAGCAAAGATAGTATTAAGCAAAGTAGATAATATGCTTATAATTGCAGATAGTGCAGAGCCTAGACTAATAGCAGATTTAAAGCATTTAGGCGTAAACATAAAGCCTGTAAAAAAAGGAACTATTGAAAGCGGTATAACTAGAATGCAGGATTTTGAATTAATTATATCTCCTGAGTCTACTAATATAGCTAAAGAATTAAATAACTATATTTACGCAGATAAGGGTTCTAAGCTATACGTAGATTCTTACAATCACGCAATAGATGGAGTTAGATATAATGTCATATATCACTTAGATAATCCGAATGCAGGTAGATATTTTGTGCAATAGAAAAGGGGTGTCATAATGACAACCCCCTTAAAGAAATGGAAACTAAATAGAAATGAGCGGCGAATATACAAAACTTTAAACTAAATACTAACTTTTTACATTATATATTATGAAGGTCAAAATAAACAAAGACAAAAAAACTAAAACTTACAAAGTAATAGAGAGTTGGTCAGACGTTACTTTAGAGAGTTGGTTAAGATTGATAGATTTTAATAAAGAAGGAAAAAGCAAAGAAGCTTTAAATACAATAGCTGAGTTATCTAATATACCTAAAAAATTAATTAATGTTTTGAGTATAAAAGATATTGCTATTATTATGGGAGAAATATCAAGAATACAAAGTGAAGAAAATACTGAGCTAAAAAAGATTATAGAAGTAGAAGGAGTTGAATACGGATTCCATCCTGATCTAGACGAGATAACTTTGGGTGAGTATGCCGATATTGAGACTTTTGTCAAACTAGGAATTGATAAACATTTACCAGAATTAATGGCTATTTTATTTAGACCTGTTGTTGAGAAAAAGAATAAAGTATATACAATAGAAGCCTATGACGGTAAAATTAAGATAAGATCAGAAGTAATGAAGAAGATGCCTGCCGAACAAGTTCAAGCATCTCTGGTTTTTTTTTGGAGTTTCGTCAACGTATTGTTGAAGAGTTTGCCATTGTGTTTGACACAACAGATGAAGGAAACGAAAACGCAGTTGCATCAGAAAGCTTCGCAGAAAAGTGGGGTTGGTTTGGTGTAATGCACAGGCTTTGTAATCAAGAGTTAAGTAAGTTAGAAAGTATAACAAATTTGAGTTTATTAGAATGTTTAACCTGGTTAAGTTATGAAACAGATTTGAACTCACAAAATAAAGTACAATCAAATGGTAAACAATAAGACATATAATAACGTAATAAATACTTTGCTTTTAATGGCAGAGAAACATTACGGAATCCATACTACTTCAGTTGGAGATATTTGGGAACTCGATTTAGAAAAGAATACTAAATTTCCTTTATTACATATAAATCCAACATCAGTAACAACAGGAGATTCTACATTAACTTATAATTTTCAAATCTTTGTTATGTCAATGACAGGACAAGAAAGTGACTGGACAGAAAATAGAGAATCAGCAGGAAGGAATGCAGCAACTAGCTTTGATAAGTTATACAAACCTTTAACAGATGAGCAAAGTGTTTATAGTGAGATGTTACAAATAGCAACAGATTTTATTAGTATGCTTCGGCACTCAAGAGATCAGTCAATGTATTCAAATGATGGCGTACCTTATGGAACGAATGATATAAATTTTCCAATATACTTTACTGAAGGACAATATAATTTAGAGCCATTCCAAGAGCGTTTCGATAATCTTTGCGTAGGTTGGGTATTTAATATTGGAGTATTAGTGCAAAACGACTTCAATGCTTGTGGCGTTCCTAATCCACAAACAAGAGGCTCAGGATTCTAATGATTGAATATTTAAAGAAATTAAACAAAATAAAAATAGGTAAAATAGAAATACAAATAATACCACCAACAATAAGTATTAAAATATGAACTACGAAGATGTATTAGAAAAATTAGAAGCTATTAGTATAAAGCTAGAGAGTTATACAGACTACCCTCAAGCAGCTACTAACAATGCAAAAAGAGCTAGAAAATGGAAAGAAGAAAATGGTTCTGATTGTGGAACTAGAGTAGGGTGGACTAGGTCAGCTCAGTTAGCAGATAAGAAACCTATAAGTAGAGATACGATAGCAAGAATGGCTTCATTTAAAAGACATCAACAACATAAAGACGTTCCCTATTCAGAAGGTTGTGGTGGATTGATGTGGGATGCTTGGGGTGGTTCATCGGGCGTAAATTGGGCAATTAATAAATTAAAACAAATAGATAAAAAATAAAAATTATGGCAGATTTAGTAACAACAATCACAGAGTCAGTAGTAGTAAACGGAGCTTTACGAGGATCTACAAATACAGTAACTACAACAGGAGTCGTAGATGTATTTGAAAGAATATTAACACTAGCTCACTCTAATACTACAACGATAGCAGTCTTTGGCTCAACACCTCATTCTTCAGCAGGAGCTTTAGATGTAGAAAATGCAAAGTATATAAGAGTAACTAACTTGAGTACTACAGATGATATGATACTTGCTTTTGTAACATCAGGAACGAATTATCAGGCAACTGTAAGAGCAGGAGGTTCTCATATATTATATCAAGCAGAAGATGCAATATTAGGAGAAGCAGATTCAACTCCAGCTTTTACTGGACTAGCAGATGTTGTAACTATACAAGCTAAACCATCAGCAACTACAGATGTTCAAGTAGAAATCTTTGTTGGGCTTGTATAATGAAGACAGATAATATCGAAAGGTATTTAAACAGGATAGGAAAAACTGTTGTACTTCAAACTAAGAAAAGTTTGAGGAAGCAAAAGGGTTCAACTAAATTAGCAGAATCTATTAAGTATAATATAGATAAAACTAAAGAAGGTTATACTCTTCAGTTCCTAATGGATGACTATGGTACTTTCTTAGATAAGGGAGTTTCAGGAAATAAAAAAAGACAGCAGTTTACAGATTATTTAGGAAAAACATTAACAAGTCCTTATAAATATACTAACAAGCAACCACCTCCTGGTATATTGGCTAAATGGATAAGCAAAAAAAGTATAAAAGGAAGAGATAAAAAGACAGGAAGATTTATTACTAACTTATCTTTAGCTTACATTATAGGTAGGAAAATAAAAAGAGATGGTATAAAAAGTCTTAGTTTCTTTCAAAAGCCTCTTGGTAGAAATTTAAAATTATTTAGTAGAGAGTTACTAAATGCTTTTTCTGAAGATATCATAAACGAAATAGCAACAGGAACAGCATCAATAAAAACGAAATAAATGGCAACGATAATAGAACAAAAACCTAAAACAAACTCAGCAGCTCAAGCAGCTCCTTATTTCAAACCTACTGTTGTAGCAGTTGGCCAAGATGTTATATTTGCAGTATCAAATGATACAGTCGTAGCAAATCAAATAAGAGTCAAGTTTGTAGCACAAGTATATATCAGTGATACAAGTATATCAATAGGAACTGCATCTCAGTTAATAGGAACTTTCAAGACTACTCCTAATAATGCAGGAGTCGGAATCTTTGACTTCAGTTCTTTAATAGAGAATTATACAGAAGCTGAAAATGAAGCATTTGATAATAGTCAGTACAAAGGAACAGATACTACTGCTGATACTCCTCATTCGATGCACTTAATAGACAAATTTTCAAGAAATAAAACTACTGCAAGATATTTAGCTGTTGTATTTGGTGTGGAATATTATGACAATACTCCTACTTCTTCTACTTATAATACTTTAGTTCAGCCAAGCAACCAAGAAGTTACAACTTTAGATTATATGATTTTCAACGCATATTTAAAATACTCAGACATCTTAGAACTTGCTGCTTCTAATGGTAAAGACTTTGGATATAGTTTTGAAGATTTTTGGCTAACGGATAATACTAAAAAATTCTTGTCTAATGCTCCAACTACTCAATATGCAAACAAAGAAGATTATGGAACAGTTGCTTTTTTTAATCCTATTTTATTTACAGTAGCAGGAATAGAAATAACAAAAATACAATTCAAGTTATATGATTCAAGTGGTAGTCAGTTAGGCTCAGATATAGATGTAGAAAATAATAATAATACAGGAGGTTATACAACTTGGAATGCTAAGATATATAAGCAGATATTATACGCAGGAGTCTTTCCTGGTAATTTAAGGAATTGGAGTTCAGATTTTAGAACTCATATAGATAGTGGAGATTTAGCATATTATACTTTTCAAGCTTTTACCTCATCAACGCAAAGATCAGCTTTATATACAATCAATATAAATTGTCCTGACTTGAGAGGTTATGAAAGTATTAGACTAGCTTGGTTGAATCAATGGGGTGCTTGGGATTACTATACATTCACAAAGAAATCTACTAAGACAATATCTACAAAAGGAACTACATACAATCAATTAAGAGGGAGTTGGAATGAAGCAGCTTATAGACCTAGTATTTTTAGAGGAGGTAAAAGAGCATTTAGAGTTAATGCAACAGAAAAGATAAAAATGAATACAGACTTTATTAGTGAATCAGAAGCAGAATGGTTTGAAGACTTAATAAATAGTCCTGAAGTTTATATACTAGAAGGTTATCAAACAGACATTACAGATTCTCTTTTAAATAATTATGTAACTCCTGTAAGATTAACGACAACAAATTACGAAAAGAAAACAATAGCAAATGATAAACTAATACAATACACATTCGAAGTAGAGAAGTCAAAAACCTTTAGAACTCAATCCGTATAATATGTCAGTACAATTAGTAATATACCCTCAGTCGTATTTAGGACAAACAAATCAAATCTCTTTAAATCCTGATGAATTTATAGTAGATGGTTTGAATTTTAATAGTCTTGCTAATGCTACAACTTATGAGTCAAGTGCATCAGTAGGGGCGTTTCCTCAAGATGTGATAGACAATGCTTTTCCTACAATTCCTAATACTTGGTATAGTTTTAGAAGTGCTGCATCTGTTGGAGCAGTTCCTGATTACCCTACTTCTTTGAATGGTAATATTAGACTAAGTACAACTGCATCTTCTGATGTGGTGTATTCAGGTGTATATCAAAGAGTTACAGATTTACCGATGAGTCAGTTTAATACTTTAAGTATTGAGGTAGATAATTCTACTTCAAATAATCCTGGAAACTTTTCCTATTTTCTAGATCAAAGTACTCCAACATCTAATATAGGTACTTTCGCAGGGGGTTCTACTATTAATGATATTGCAGGTGCTCAGATTTCAGGCGTTCAAAATGGAGTATCTACAAGCACTATAATTATGTTTTATATGGTAGGTGCTAGTAGTAGTATTCTTGACATTAAACAATTATCATTAGTTCCTCAAGGAATGTCAAATACAGGAACAAATTTTGATTTAGCAGATGGCCAAGTAATATTAGACTTATATGAAGATGAAGATATTCCATTAACTTTAAGCGTTGACAATTTTAAAAACGCTGCTGAAAAAGTACAATCATATTCTAAAGCTTTTAAACTTCCAGGAAGTAAAAGGAATAGTAAGATATTCGATAATATATTTGACATCACTAGAAGCTCTTTAAATACTTTAAACTTTAATCCTTACCGAAGAACGCAATGTGTTTTAAAACAAGACGGCTTTGTTTTATTTGAAGGCTATTTAAGAATGTTAGATATAACCGACAAAAATGGAGAAGTAAGCTATAATGTAAACTTATACTCTGAAGTAATAGCATTTGCTGATGTATTAAAAGATAGAACTTTTGCAAACTTACCATTAGGAGAATTAAGTCACGATTATAAACTCTCAAATATTGAAAATAGTTGGAATGATAGTGGTACAGGAATAACATACTCAAGTGCAGCGACTTCAGGCTTTAGAGATGCTTATACTACTTTAAGATACCCTTTTGTAGATTGGACTCATCAGGCTTCTTTTCCTGACATCGATGCAATAATAGCAGGAGCTACTCCTAGTCAACCTACACTTACTAATTTAGCAGATGCTTTTAGGCCGTGGATTAATGTCAAATATTTAA